GTGCCTGTTTATCGCCTGTAATTTCTTTGCCTTCTGATAGTACTTTCTTCGCCGGTGCTCCACCATTCATTACTGCTGGTAGGTATTTGTCGAAAGCTGTACGTAGCTTTTCTGTTTGTGTTGACTCAAGTAGACTTCCCATTACTTGACGCTTATCTCCAGTCAACGGTCCTAGCAATTCGCTCATAACTTCTTTGCGTTGGTTGTTTTCTTTGATAATACGTAGTTCACGATCTTTCTGTGCTACTTGTTCTTGTGATTCTGCAACAATCTTTACTGCTTGTTCTAATTCGGCTTCTCTTGTCAGCATAACTTTGAGAAGTTTTGCTGTTTCAGATTTCTCATTTAGATGACTTGCAGCGTATTCGCTTGCAAATGATTCAAAAATTCTGCGACCAAAGTCATTTCTACGAGCTGATTCAATGTCTTCCTTGAGCTGAGTCATTTCAGAACGTAGACCGTTCTGCACTGTTTCTGCTACTTTTGTGGAAGCTGCTGTGATAAAATCTTTCTTGAGATTGTCAAACTTAGCTCTGCTTTCGCGTACTAATTTTACTTTAGTTTCGGCTAGGTCTTTCTTATCTGTGTGGAATTCTGCGATTTCTTTCGCCAGTGCATCCACGATAAAGGATTCTAATTTAGCTACATTGTTTGCAACTGTCTTGCGATCTTCGTGTAGTTCTGCCAATTCTTTGTTAAGATTATTAAAGATAAATGATTCCATTGCTTTGGAGTCGTCTTTCATTTTCTTAGCATACTTGGCACGGGCTTCAATAAGTCCTTGGCGATCTTCTGCCAATTCACCTAACTCTGCCTGTAAGCGATCTGTTAGCATAGCTTCTACAGCTTCTACCATTGCGCCTTTGTCATGCTCATACTTCTGAGCAAATTCTTCACGTAGTTCAGCGGTTACTTGATCACGGCTTTCTTGAAGTCTGCTTTGCCAAGCAGAGTCAATTTCCGATTTGATTTCTTCGGAAATCACATTGTTTTCAAACAATTGTTTTACGATGTCTAGCATGTGATTCTCCTACTGTTATTTGAGGCCTGAAATTATTTTTTTCAGACTCTCTGCTAAGTACTTCTGTGCCTTGGGGTCGCCTTGGACTTCCTGTGCTAATTGATATGCCTTGTAACCGCCTGTGTTATTGATTAAATGTTCGTATACTGGTGTTGGGTAAGCGCCCGGAGCACTTGGTTGTGCTACGATGTCTACAGTGATAATTTCAAAACCCTGTACTTTTCCACCGCTGTCTACTTCGCCGGATCCTCTGGAACTAACACCTAGTTTAACTCCCGACTCCAACATGGTCTGAATCAACTGACCCATTGGAGTTGGAAGTATTTTTAGTTTTCCGTAGCCGTTAGGACCATCCATCCACATCTTGGTTATCATGTGACTCACACGATCAAGATTGATTTTTAAATCCTGAGGATGATCAACTTCTCCAAGAACGGAGTAGCCACCAGCGATCTGTTCATTGAGCGTTTTGACAGCCCTGCCAATTTCTTCAGAAGAGTAAACACGCTGATTTGCATTCCGGATGTCTCCTTGAATGCAAATGCCGTTTAGATGCAGCGACTTTTTACCGTCGCTGCCTTCGTCGCGCTCCAAGACAATCTTAGCCTGGTCAAAACTCAAATGTTCTGATAGAGTAGTTTTCACCTTTGTCAAGTCCTATTACCTACGACCACGGAAAAGGCTTTGCTTGTTGTCTGGTGATTCTTTTGCACCAGCTTTCTCAGCACCATGTCCAGGTTCTTTCTTAGAGAAAGCACCACCGGCTTTGCCACCTGGGACATTGATGTTGCCAGCATTATCTTCTTTAGGAGATGTATCGCTAAGTGCAGAACCTTTCATTTTTCCGCCTGCTGCGCCTACTTCACCTGCCTGAGCACCGTTACGACCACTTAGGATATTAGCAGTTGTGCCACCCATGTCGTTCTTGCTGAATTTCATACCTTGTGCATTTGTAGCAGAACCTTGGCCTTTGTTGCCTGTTCCTACTAAAGCGCCTTCACCAGCACCTTTCTTTTCTGCACCATGGCCGTTTGCAACTTTCTCAACGTATTCACGTACAGTTGCTAGGTCGCCCATGCCTTCTTCTTTAGCAAATGGATTTCCGCCTTCTTCACCGTCGTCACCCATGTCACCCATGTCGTCACCGCCTTTGAGTTCATCAAATTTGGCCTGTAGTTCATCAACAATAGAGTCTAGGTCTTGGAACAGTTCTTCTTCGGACTTTTCGCCGCCTTCTTCGTCATCCATTTCTGCATCGATATCGCCTTCTAGATCATCAGTTGGATCACCGCCCATTGGGGACATGTCGTCGTCGCCTTCGATGGCAATATCTTCAAATTCTTCGTCTACTTTGTCATCTTCTGCGTCATCATCTTTCGCAGCTTCTTTCATTTTGTCTTCATCCTCGTCTTCTTCTTTTTCTTCTTCTTCAGCAATTTCGCTGTCGATTAAAGATTCGTAGATTTCACGTGATGCTGTAACCACGTACTCGTGGAACAGTTCTTCTGCTTTAGCTTGATCGTCGTTGACCAAATGCTCAAGCATTTGTTGTAGTAGTTTATTATCGGCCATAGTTTATCTCCTCGTATGGTATGGGCTGTTGTTTATTTAACACGAAGATTACAATCAGGTGTTAAATGGTAGTTTTTTGATTGATTTGATTAGAATATATAGTATCAGGAAAACTTCTACTAAATTCGTCGTAGGTGATATGACTTAGGTTAGTCAAGGTAGGACCTAGCTTGTCTGGTATAAATGCACCAGGTTCTATGACCCTAAAAAAATGTATGTGACGGAATTCTTTGATTACTTTTTCAGTCTGGCTTAACCAGTTTCCGTGGTATGTGGCTGCGTCTGTTGATTTTTTATAGTTGAATGTGTTTGCATAAACGTTGTTGAACTTGCCGTCAATTCCTTGATAATCAAAGCCAAAAATGTAGATAGTCTTGTGTTCTTGGGTGGCTGCAAACCAAAGTGCTGTAGGACCCGAGCTCCATCCCTTGTGCGGACTGAAAAAATTAATACCGTGCTTGGTCTGTATGCCTTTGTTGGGATTGGTCCATACTTGATGCTTTTTGTGATAGCCGGATTCTATGATTTCGTTGACCATTTTTACATCTACAGCTATCAGATAGTTTGGTTCAAACTCACGATATTGTGCGTTGCAGCCGTAAGTCACACCTTTGGTCATTAGAGAACAAACGTCTAAGCATTGTCGGCTGGTGCCGTTGCCTATGACAAATCCGGGATTATTCTGCAGGTGCTGCTTCTTCGCCAACTGGAGTTCCATACATTTGTCTTATAAAGTCCAGTTCAGATTGAGATTCTAATTGATGTGCTTCGCTCTGAAGCCTCAGTTGATTGATTTGTCGCAGCGTAAGACGTATCTTTCTTGTGTCTTTCTTGTCAATGATGCTGCGATCTCTGCTGGACTCGTATCTGCGATCTTGAGCAAAGTCGTTGTTTTTTTCGTTAAAGTAAAAGAATTCGTTAAGAAGCATAATGTATTTATTACTGAACAGGTGCTTCTGGTGCTGCTTCTGCTTCTGCACCCGGCTCTGCGGCAGCTGCCATGTCTAAAGGTGCTTCTTCTTCTTGCCCGCCTGCATCTGCAGCCATTCCTCCGGGCGTTACACCTATGCCTCGTAGTTGACTTTGAGCGTCAGCAGGTGCTGTGAGATTAGCACCGTTTTCTTCACGCCATAATCTTTCGTTTTCTTTGACTTCGTCTTCAGTCATGCCTAAGAATCGCTTCATAGCAAAACGCTTGCTGAGATGCGGAATTGCTACTACCGCTGCAAATGTAGCTGCTCGAGCTGTGTCAAGTTCTGATTGACGATATGCAGCAAAGTTCTGGGGCTGATTGAATTTAAGCTCAAACAGGCCACTATCAATGTTAACCCCTTGATCATTGAGCCAAAGTTTAAACTCGAGATCAAATGTTTCAACTATAATGCTCTGCAGACGTTTACAGTATTCGTTGAATCTTAGTTCTTGTATATAAGCTGTGCCTACCTTGCCGTCTGATACTGTGTTGGCTGCTTCATCAATAGATGTAGGCAGGTACGAAGCAGGTATGCGTAACGCACGGAACAGCTTGTTGGTAAAGTAACGTAGGTCTGTGATCTCACCTAGGTTAGTACCGCCTGGTAATGTTTCAACTTTGCTTCCACGACCTTCTGCTGTCTGCGGAAAGAAGTAATCTTCGTTTACACTTAGAGGATTATAACTAGCGTCTATGACGTTGGCTCCGCCACCTGTTGAGCTAGGAATACGTCTTTGTTGGATTTCATTTTTAACACGTTCAACAAAACTCATAGCCATGTGTGCCGGCATATTTCCAACGTCCACATAGAAAATACGTCTTTCTGGAGCACGTTGTATACGATAGATAATGATAGCATCTTCAAGCAATTCTTTTTGCTTGTAG